AAATCCAATTAAATCGTTATCGGGTATTCTTAAAACATAACTATCTTGTTGAAATTTTGATTGGTCAAAAGTTATTTTCTTTTCTTGTTGGTTTAATGATAAAAGTGGACTAAATATTAAATCGTCGTTAACTAAACTAAGTTGTCTATTAAGTATGTCTGATATTTCTCCACCTCGGTCTGTTAAGTGTGGGTCTGGTGTGATTAATAATTCATTTCTACTTTGGTTAGTTTCAATGATTTCATATGCTAATTTCTTTTTAAAAATTTCTCTTTCAGTAGATTCAGATTTATCATCATCGTCAACTAAAGTAAAATATTTTATTTGTCCATTTACATCTTCTGACCTAAACTGACCATTATAAATTTCATCTCTAGCTGGGTCATAAAAAACTTCTGATTGAACATTACCCGCAACTATTCGAAGAAACTTATAAACTACTTGATAATCACCCTGACTAAGATTAAAAAATTCTCTAAGGTGTTGTCCAACATTAAGTTTAATGGTATCACTTGAATAATTTTCTTGAACTAAATTTTCAAAATCTAAAACTATATCGCCAATTAATCTACTTTCGGTATCAAACACAAATAGTTGAACAAAGTCTCTTACTCCGGTAGCGTTATCTTTTAATAAATTACCGAATCCAGTTCTTCTTTTATTTAGAGTAAAATATTTTTCTCTTTGTCTTTCTGTTAATCCGAATGTAGCCATTATATTAAATCTTTGAACTCCGAATCTATTTTTGTATCATATCTTTTGATAAAATTTCTTGACTTTAATTCTATCGTAACTAATTCATATCCTTGTTCTTCAGCGGCTTTTCCAAAAGCAAATGGGTCTTCAAATGAAACGATAAACCCACGTGAGTCTCTTGTTAGTTGTTCTGAAAATTTAGGATTTGTTTTGTAGTCAGTTCTTTTACCTAAGATTTCTAATCTTTTTCTTTCGAGTTCTTGTTGTCTATATATACCATAGAACTCAGAACTTTCTACTGCTGCGTCTGTTGATTTATATGGCATTGTTTTTACCTCACGACTCTGAATTCGAATTCATCGTCATATATGTTGATTTCTTTACTTGCTCCACTACCACTAACCACTTGAACTAAGAACCTGTAATTTCTTTCTGCTTGAAAAGCGTCCATTTGTATATTAAAAAAGTTACTTGTTGAATCACAACTGATTGCTGAACCAGAACCAAATGGAATAATTACCTCTTCTGTTTCGGCGTCTCTTACTGAGTAAAAAACTGAAGCACTAGGTAAATATTTAATTGTTAATTCTGATGGTGTTGTGGCGAATGTTGTTGTTGGATAAAGTTCTCTACCCACAACTCTTAATTTTACTATTGATTTTTCTTGATACTCTTGTCTAAGGTTTTGGAAATAAATCTTTAATCTTTCTAAATCGGATGAAGATAAAGCTGATAAACTACCTGTTGACCAAGAACTATCGTCCCAAACAACCTCTAACTTAGGTGGATATATAGTATGAGTATCAGTTGAAAAGAATTTTAAATTACCAAGTCTTGTAGAACTACTTTCATCTTTTGTTGTATCACCACCTGGATTAAATGAAAAGTCTACTGAACTAGTATATAGAGATTCTCTCTTGACTAAAAATCCGTTGTTAGGAAATAATGATGAAGAATACAAATGGTTCTTCACCAAATCAGTTACATCAACTCTTACATCTCTAGTGGCCTTTGTTAGAGCAAAAGATGAACTTACTTTATATTGACCACCCATACTTCCTGTAAACCAAGAACCCCCGTCAGTTAATACTGAACCTGTAACCCAAGGTGTTTTAGCGTCTTGATTACGATATTGGTAGGACGCTCCGTCAGTAGTGACTGGATTGTGGTCAAGTTTTCCTGTTCCTTCTGACCAACTACCACTAACCATATAAACAAATAAGTTTTGGTCAGCTAATAATTCCTCTGATGATGCGTCATATAGATTTAAATAATACTTTGCGGTTGAAGGTATTCTTCCTTCTATTACTGATTGTGAAATATTAGCGTAATCAAAGTCAATTAATATTCTTGAAATGTTTTGTATTGTTCCGTCATTTGCAACTATTTTATTTACTTCTAATATTTCATCTAGTCCGGTGTTTATTGATGAAGTCGTACCACCGGAAAATATTGTTGTGTCTCTGTTTCCGAATTGAAAAAAGTGCATTAGATATCTCCTACTACTTTACCTAAAATATCTTGATTAGGATATTTTACTTCAAAGATACTTGGGTCTAATGATGGATAGATAATTCCATTTCTAGATGCTTTTTCAACATCATATACATTACCACTATATCCTTGTGATATGGTCGCTTTGTTTTCTATTAATATTAATTGTTTGTCTGGATTACCAGATTCTGGTGGAACAATACTAGCTACTCCGTCCACCAATGATATTTCATTTGCAATATCACTCAACACAATCGGTTGGTTTATTTGCCACTTCGAAATATCAAAGTGTCTTTTAACTGCTTGAACACAATTAAACAATACTTCACTTTTGTTAAATCCACGATTTGTTATAATTGAAAATTTTACACCTATATTAATTACATACGCACTTTTTAAATTAATCGCATCTGTTAAAATTCTGTATTGTGATAAATAAGTTTTTAAATTATTTTTTACAGCGTCATTGATTGTGGTTAATTTTTTCTGACCATCGTATCCTAGCAAATACATATTAAGTGCTAGTGGATTTGAAATTGGTGTAGCGTCATCATTTTGTTCATTCATTTGATTCACTTCATCTTGAATTACATATGCTTTTGCTATATTTCCAAATTTTTGTGGTAATGAATAAACTCTCGTTAAGTAATCTTGTCTTGTTACTGCACGATTTTGTGTATTCAACATAGCTAATGCGTTTTGTTTTATATCGATTAAAGTTTCTTTAGAAGCTCCACCTGTTGCTGGTAACACATTATTGAATGATAAACTATCTTGTGCAGTTTGTACTAAACCTGAATTTAGGTTTCCATTATCAATGGTGAATGTTACATCTTTTGCAGAGTTTATAGAATTAGCTCTGACATTATGTTCAACTGCTCCACCATATCTATATTTAATCGTAAGTGTTGTGTTAGCTGGGGCTAATCCATAAGTTTTTGTTTTCATAAAATTACTTGGGTCAAATGACTCATCTAATCTTGATACACCAAAACCTAACGCTGAACCTACATTGTCTGGATTAGGAATAATAACCTCGTCTGGATTATCACTAACACCCGCTCCAAATCTAACCTCTGTTTTGTCATCCGCTGTAATTCTTGTTATAAATCTTCTTGATGACTTAATTAACTTCAACATATAAGGTGTATCATTTTGGTGTGATGATAATGTTGGTTCGTTTAATGATGTGTTTTCTATTGATTGAAAAACTGTATCTTGTGCTAAGAAAGGAACTTCATACCAAGTATTATTGTTAGAGTCTGTAATTGAAACTATTTCACTAACACCTTTGTTTCCTAGTGTAACTTTATCAAACTTTTTAGCATTGTTAAAAGTAAATGTTTGTTCAACTGTGGTTCCTGATTGTGCTACTACATTTTTTTTAAGTATAAAATCAGTAGGTATGTTTCCACTGCTTGGTGTAACTATCTCTACTGACATTGGGTCTAGAGAACTTGATACTTTGAAATTCACCTCATCTAACAAAGTAAAATCTATACCAGTTTCAGATGTAACAACTGCGCCAGTAGATAACACACCAGCGTAATCTAAGTCAGCGATATATCCACCACTTCCGTCAGACTTAGCCGGTACAGTTTGCGTAACCTCTAATTCAACTGAAGAAGGAACTGCAGTCTTTGGTTTATAACCATATGACTGAGCTATGTCGTAAACATTTTTCTTTTCTTCTGCATAATTTAAAAGTGTTTCTTTATATTGATTATCAACATAGTAATTCAATACATCACCAACATAAGATGCCATTTCAACAAACATCATACCTGGTGATGATTCATTAAAATCATTATACTGATTTGGAAAGTATGTTTTTGCAAACTCTATAAGATTCTGTCTAATAGATGAAAAGTCTCTACCGAGATAACTTACTTCTTTTTTAACTATTTTTTTATTTGTGTTATAATCTGACATTCTATACTCCTAAATCAAACTTGAATGATATTGTATCTAAAGCGGTCGGCTCAAGTGTTGTTGAATATTCTAGTGACACCAATACTTGATTTGGATTCCTATCATCCTGAACAACAACAACATTAACCACTCTTACATAAGGTAACCAAGTTGATAAACTTTGTCTAATGCTATTTTCGACATTTGATAAAGACTCAGGTGATATTTGTTCAAATAATAATATTTTTAAATCTGAACCAAAGTTCGGTTGAAAGACTCTTTCACCTTTTGATGTTAAAAGTAAATTTCTAATATTTGACTTTACTTGTTGTCTAACATTTTTTGTTTTTCTTAAAAATCCATCAACACTAAAATCTAATGGAAATTCAACACCTACATAAATGTCATCATCTTTATCTATTTCTCTTACATTAGCCATTATGGTCTATAATTACCTTCGCCTTTTTTCTTATTGTTTATAGCTTTCATCAAACCAGAGTAATCACGAGTTAGTGCATTTTGAACATCCTCTGGAACTTGGTCTACTGAAACACCAGCTTTTTTAATTGAATCAACCGCTGCCATTTCTCTAGCTCTTTCTTTATTCTGTCCTCTACCTAAATCACCATATCCTAAGACATCTGCCATATTGTCAGAACCTAATACTCCACCTCCTAACGTTGGATACTCATCAGTTTCCTGTTGTCCGAGTGGTTTTGTATTGTTCAATACTTCATTTAACATTTTGTCTTTTGAATATTGTTTTTTTGGTTTGACAACCTTTTTAGGTTTTGGTTTAGAAATCGCATCTGAAAGTTTGACTTCTTTTTGTTCATTAATAAATATCTCGCTCAGTTGTTTTTTAACTTCTTTACGAACAACTAATTCAATAATATTTTTTAATTTATCTTTGTTCATCATTACTCCTACTTTAACTTTACATTTTTACTTAAAATCTTATCACTAATAATACTTTTTAATTTACCTAAGAATGGAAATGGTTTAGTGGCTTGACCAGCTCCTATATCTGTGTTTTCAATAGCGTCAACTATTTCCTCTAATACTTCTTTTAATGTATCTCCTAAAACCGCATTTTCTAAATTTTCATCGTCACCTAAATTTATTGAATCAGAGTAAATGTTGAATTCTTTCCTTCCGTGAAAAACTATTTTATCTGATTGAATAGTGATTTGTGGTTCATCTAATCCATTCACAACTTTATTTTTAAATGGAAAAGAAATACTTTCATTTGTTGTTAAATAAACTGAACTTAATTCAGTATCTAAATTTTCTTCGTAGGTAAAACTTATGTCCGGATTAATTTCGTTTATACCTGCAACTAATTTTATGTTAGGTGATTCACTATATTTATTAGTTCCATCAATAAAGTCATCAACTTGATTACTACTTAATCTAATTGAATTACCAAAACGACCTTGAATAATTGTATCACCTTCGTGTGGCTTTAATTTTTTTGAACCACTTGGTGCGGTAAAATAAAGACCTAAAGAATTATTTACTGGTTCCGAAGAATAGCTACTTATATTCAATTTAGTATTAGCAATTTCAGAATTCTGAAAATTTAATTTTTGTCCATAAAAATATTTACCAAGAAACTCAGTTCCCATAACAACTTCACCTACTAATGGAACTTGAAATGTTCCTGGCTCTAATGGATAAAATGTATGTAACTCATTAATAGGGCTATTTTGTTGAGATAGAATAAATCTACCTTTTATAGCGTTTACCTCTTTTGAGTCAACATCAGTTAAGACCTGAATGACCTCAATAGGTTCAAAGTGTAAACTCATTCCCATTAGTTTTCCTTATTTAATGAATTGTCTATTTCGTCTTTTTTAATTTGTAACTCCTGAACATCTGATTCTATTGCGTCCATTAATTGTTGTTTTTCTGCTTCTGATAAACCGAACTCATCTCCTGAATCTGATGACCTTCTTTCAGCCGCTGTAATTCTTTGAACGATAGTTGCTAACTTAACAAGTTGTTCATCGTTCTTAACATTGATTTCTAAATACTCTTTTAGCATAGGGATAATCTGAACGGCCGTATCTCCGTCCTTGATAAACCCAACAACCTCTTTCATCAATACTTCTAATTGCTGTTTATTGGTTTTGGAATTATCATATATGTCTTTAAAGACATCAGATAGGGTTTTACCCTCGAATATTTCGTAATCGTTTGACATAGTTTTTACCTAACAATAAATATACAATTGTAAAAAAATAGGGATATATATTTATATATCATTT